TATAAGTTTTGGGTTAAAGTCTTTACCTAATGGACCAACTTAAAATAATGGGAACCTTATTTTCAAGGACACGAATTAAAAGAAGAATCTTTTGAACTTGGTAACTATGACACCCGCGATTTTGAAGTTAGAAAAAAACACGGAGAGCTTGCCAAGAAATATGGAGTCTATGGTTTTGTCTTTTATCATTTTTGGTTTTATGGATATGAAAATGAAAAGGTTTTACATGAGGCAACTGAAAAGATTTTAATTGATGGGCAGCCGGATCTACCTTTCTGTTTTGAATGGGCCAATGAACCTTGGACAAGCACATGGGATGGATTAGAAAAAAATATTTTAATCCCACAAACATATGGAACTGCCGATGACTGGGACCGTCATTTTAATTATCTTCTTAAATTCTTTAATCATAGGAATTACATTAAAGTTGATAATCAGCCAATGTTTTGCATCTATCGAGTAGGGCACTTTAAAAACTTTTCTGCTTTTAAAGATCATTTTAATAAAAGAGCAAAAGAGCATGGGTTTGATGGAATCCACTTTGTTCAATTATTAAATCACTTTGATGATACACCAGGTATTTATGATCAACACGTAGATGCATATGCAGAATATCACCCGATGTACATTAACCGTTTTACAAAATCTGATATCGAAAAAACTGACAAGTTTGTTAAGCAAGATGTACAGACTAAATGGAATGATATTGTTAATCTTGAGCCGAATAAAAAAGCAATTAGAGGAAAACAGTATTATAGAGGAATACATGTTGGGTGGGATTCATCACCAAGAGGTAAGAACCGTTTCTGGAGTGTTGATGTAAATTCTACACCTGAATCTTTTGCAAAGTTTGTAAAGCTACAAGCAAAACGAGTATTAGAAGACACGTTCAATAAAGAAAAGTTTATGTTTGTGTTTGCGTGGAATGAATGGGGTGAAGGTGCTGTGCTTGAGCCTGATAATCTTTTTGGCAACCAATACTTAAAATTCTTTAATGAAGCAATTAAGAATATATAAAAACACAAAAAATATACTATGTACATTCCAACACCTTACAAAATTGTTTATGACACTGAAAAGTTTCCCTTTAAAGAAGTCATAAAAGAAATGCTTCAAGTAGAATCGCTTGAAAAACTGCATGAACTTGAACACTACGATGTTCTTGAAAGAGAAAAAGATCAATCAACCAAATGGCACCGTGCCTATTATGACAACTTTACAGAAAAGTTTTATCCACTTTACGTAGAGTTTGTAAACCATCTTAAAGAAAGATTTGGTTATGAAGAAATCATATATCAAAAAATTCCTACATTTAGAGTACACATGGTAGAGAATTTAGGTGTAGGAGAATGGCACAGAGATAGAACATACAATCATGGTAAAACTGAAGTTAATTTCTGGCTTCCTTTCACAGACACATATGATACAAATACTATTTGGATGGAAAGCAAAGAAGATCTTGAAGACTTTATGCCTTATTCAGTAAAGTATGGGGAGGTTCTTGTATTTGACGGCGCAAATCTTATGCATGGAAATAAGATAAACAAAACCAAAGACAGCCGTGCATCAATCGATTTTAGACTTGTTGATCCTGCTAAGTTTGTGTCTAATGATGGCAAATCAATTAATGGAATTACATCTTTTACAGTCGGCGGTTACTTTGAGAAACTGTAAGAACTTTTTATATCCTTAGAATATAATAGTCTATGGCAAATGGGATATACAAAATAACCGAAGACTTTGAAAAAGCTTTATCTGACTATACAGGTGCACCTTATGTTGTTACCGTGGATAACCAGAGTAATGCTCTTTTCCTTGCACTTTATTACGAAAAGAATGTCAAGAAAAGTATTGAATCAGATTTCATAGAAATACCAGCAAGAACATACCCTTCTGTGCCTTGTGAAATCATTCATGCTGGGCTAAAGGTTAAATTTACAAAAGTTCAAGGTAAAACACTCACGGGTGCATATCAATTAAAAGGTAGTAATGTCTGGGATTCCGCATTAAGGTTTACTGCGGATATGTACACGCCCGATTCACACATGTGTGTTTCTTTCACGGGACCTTACAAACATTTTAAGTTAAGTAAAGGTGGTGCTATCTTAACAGATAGTTATGATGCATATCTTTGGTTTAAACGAGCAAGATATAGTGGGCGTAGGGAATGTTCATATCACGACGATCACTTTGATATGATTGGTTGGAATTTTTATATGATGCCTGAATTGGCAGCAAGAGGTATGCTTCTTATGAATCAATTCTATAACATAGATGGTTCTAAAAAGTCAAACCCAGATCTTGAACTTCCGTACCCAGATCTATCCAAATTTGAAATTTATACAAAATGAAAATAGGAATAATAGGAGCAGGTGGTTTTGGCAGAGAAGTATTCTGGAGTTTATTACCAGAAGAAAGAAAAGATGCTATGTTTTTTGTTGACGATGAGTATTACACATTTGGGTCAGATACATTGCCACTATCTATGTTTAACCCAAATTTGTATAAAGTTGTAGTTGCTGTTGGTGATCCGTGTGATAGAAAAAGAATAATAGAATCTTTGCCCAAAGAAACTGTCTATTTTACACACATTCACTCGTCAGTTCAGATTCTTGGCAATGATGTAGAAATCGGGGAAGGAAGCATTATATGCGCAGGTAGCATATTAACAACAAACATTAAAATTGGTAAACACGCACAATTGAATTTACAAACAACCATTGGGCATGATTGTGTAATTGAAGACTTTTTTACAACAGCACCCGGAACCAAAATATCAGGAAATGTAAACATTGGTGAATGTGTTTATTTTGGAACAAATTCATCAATCAAGCAAAAACTTTCTGTTTGTAATAAAGTAACTATCGGGATGAATTCTGGCGTTACAAAAAATATAAATGAGTCTGGAACATACATAGGAACACCTGCAAAAAAGATAAGATGATAAATTTAAAACATAACGATAAACTAACATTTATCATAAATATGCATTTAGATTTTGGAGAAGCTCTTACGGGAGGAATAATGGCCTGTCATTATCTTGCATATAAATTAGCAGAACGTGGTCATTATGTTTATATGTTTGCTAATCCAGAATATCCACACGAAAACATATACAGAATTCCTTCAAGTAAAACAAGAAATGATGGATTTCTTACATTTACATGGGAAGAAATGCGTTTTGACCCAGATAAAACAGTTGTTATTTATACCGAGATTGATAGAGGTAATCCTTTTGGTATTAAAAATGTAACCAGATGGTTATTGTATCATTCATCAGAAGAAATAGAAAGTGGTTGGGGTGAAAATGATCAAGTTTTTAATTATATGTCATTTAACACAGTTAATAAAGATACCACAGGAACTTTAACAGTTGTTGACTTTCATCTAGAAGATCTAAAAGATTTACACAATACAAGAAGTGGATTTTGTCACACTCTTCACAAAGACACCCCTCATAATTATCAAGAGATTCTTGATGTATTTCAATCACAAGATTTGGGCGAATGGAAATCTGCAGGGGCATATACTTACTTAAGAAATTTTTTTAATAAGTACAAATACTTTTTAACTTTTGATAACAATACTTTTTATGCGGTAGCTGCTTCATTGTGTGGGTGCACATCAATTATTCTTAACGATACTAAATATAATTCTCCGGAAGAGTTTAGAGAAAAGAATAAAGTTTTTAAATATGGAGTTGCTTATGGTATGAAAGATATTGATTGGGCAATTAATACAAAGCATTTGGTTTTACAACATTTGCTCGATGTTCAAAGAGAATATGATAAAACAGTAGATTCTTTTATACAATTTTGGAATAATAAACTAAATATATGTTAGACATACAAAAGTTTGATTGGGGGTGGATGGACGAGCCTGTAAAGATCGAATCAGGTGTAACTAAGTTTCATACTAACCCAGACGGAAGTTTTGAATTCATACCTCATTATCACAAGAGGTGTATCATTCAAGAAATATTTCAAGATAGATTGTATGAAAAATCTTTTGAGGTAGAATCAGGAGATCTAGTCGTTGATGTTGGTGCTTCATTAGGTCCTTTTACATATTCAATTTTACATAAGTCACCAAAGCATGTTTACTGTTTTGAACCAAGTATTAGAGAGTTTAAAACATTAAATAAAAATGTTAGAGGATATCCTGTTACTACAATCAATAAAGGAATTTCAAACATAAATTCAGTTGTACAATCAGATCAATTATTTGGCGGTGAGTCTGAAATGGAAACTATAACCTTTAAGTCATTTATAGAAAATTATTCTATAGAAAAAATTGACTTTTTAAAGACGGATTGTGAAGGCGGTGAATATGATATCTTCAATGACGAAAATCATGATTACATTTTACGTAATGTCAAAAAGATTGCGGGCGAATGGCATTTAGGTGATAATGAACTCAAAGAAAAATTCAGAATTTTTAGAGATACTTATTTAAGACAATTTTCCAATTTTGAAATTTACTCCGTA